TTCCGTTCCGTCGTAGACCTCCAGCCGATATCGCATCTTCTGGACCGGCTCCAGGAAATCGGCGACAGCGACCGGAGCGTAGGATTGCATTAGCGGATCTCCTCCAACGAGAAACTCACCCGGAACCGGCAGCCGATTGGCCCAAGATTAATCGAGGGCTCGTATTCAAATCCGGCCATTACGACCTGTCGCCAGGTTGTGTCCTCCCATTCGTTTCGGAAATAGAGGGCGCCGTTGTGTTCGTTGAGGACCACGAAAGCGTCTTTCTGCGCCGCCGTCAACATCTCCCAAGCGAGCGTCCAGCGGCGGGGGTGCTTGCTCTTGAGGTTGAATCGTTGCGCCCCATCGAGCATCGTCGCCCGGTCCATCTGCTTCCCGTATTCGATGGGCAGTCCGGGGTCGCCGCCTCCCGTCCATCGTATCGCCGGGAGCGGATTCGTGACGGTATCCGTCAGCCCGAGGTATATGTCGGCCATTACAATCTCCTTCCGACCCGCCGGAGTTGCCGGTCAAGGATGATGACGAGGTTCTCGCCAGCCGCCTCGAGGTCGCGCATGGATACGCCGGGAGAGGATACCAACGGGCCGTTGAAGTTCAGCGTCACCGTCCCCCCGCCCCCGCCCACCCCGGCCATCGCCATCGCGGGCGCGCCCAGGAACCGGGGCATCGCCATCGCGTCGCGGACGATATCGGTGAGCTTCGGCTTGTCGAGCAGATACTCCGGCCGCTTCTCGCCGACAAGCACGTTCTGGAGCAGGGTCGGCTTCTCGAACGACGCGCCCTCGGCAAGCGGAATCGGCTGCTTGGCGATGAGGCCGACCTGGATCGCGCCCAATGCCCCGACCACGGCCGCAAGGGCGATTCCGAGCCACGGCGGGAAGACCTTCAGGGCAGAAGTAACGGCAACGGCCGTGTTGACCATCGCCTCCATGATACTCATGGCTTTCGCAGACTTTGCGGCCGCGGCCCTGGCCGCCGATTTCTTTATTTCGTATTCGGCCTCGAGCGCCACGATGGCCGCCTGCCGCTTGGTTTCATCCTTCACGTTTTTGTTGATGTAGGCGAGCCGCTTTTTGTATTCGTTCTCGATGGCTATCTCGGCGTTTATTCGAGCCTGGTCAATAACCGCAGACATGGCCGTCCCCAATAATTGATATGCTTGCTGAATCTTTGAAATAGCCGTTGTCGCCGCATCAACAAATCTTCCCCACGGAGTGCTATCGGCCACAACGCCCTTGAGCCGGGCCAACTCATCCTTCAGTTCCCGTATCTTCTCCGCGGTCAGGCCGACTTTGAGCAGAGCCTGTTCTATCTCGGCGATCCTGTTTTTCGTTTCGGCTATCGTCCCGCCGGCAGTCAACGACTTGATGCTGTCCCGTATTTTCTGGCTCGCCTCCGCGGCGGCCCGGGCGGCCCCGTCAAGAATATCCTTCATGAAATCTGGAGGAATGATTTCGTCCAGATTAGAGAAATCGAACTCAATCGGGAATTCGACCGGCTCCATGTTCGCAACAGATTCCAGGTCGGCAAGGAGTTTCTCCAGATTCGCCGTCATCTCATCTACCGATACCCCGGAGGCTGCCGCCATCCCCTTGAATGTCTTGTTGGCGATAGTCCCCGCCTTGCCGAAACCCGCCGAGATCATATCCAGGGCATCGATCAGAGCGATGAACGGCTTTGACTTCTCATAGGCGCCCTCCATCATCTGCTCCGCGCTCTCGCGTAGGGTCGCCGCCGCACCGCGAGCGGATTCGGCCATCGTCCAATAACCAACGGCCGCCGCCGCACTCGTGAGTCCGATGACCCTGGCGATCAAGTCGGCGGCCACGGCAACTGCGTCCTGCGTTGCCGCCAGGACTTTGCGGAAGGCGGCATTTACCATCGCGTTGACTAGCATGAAGCCTTCGGCCGCCTGGACCATGAGCTTGAACGCGCCGATGATGACCTTCGCCGTCCCTATGGCCCACTCTTGGAGTGCCCCCGATGCCACAAACTCCGCGATCTTCCCCCGGATAAACGTCAATGCCTGCGTGACTCCGGCCGCAAGTTTAGTAAATATCGGAATGAGGGCGTTGCCGATATCGTTGCGCATGCCCGTGAGCGCCCCGTTGAGTTCCGTCATCGTATCCTTGAACCTGTCGGCGGCCCTCGCCGTTTTCTCCGTGAACACGAGTCCCAGCTTCTCGGCCAGCCCGATCTCTTTTCTGAGTCCCTCGGCCCCGAGGTTGAGCATCGGGATGAGTTCCGTCCCGCTCCGACCGAACAACTTTATGGCAAGCGCCGTCTTTGCCGCCCCGTTCTCCATCCTAGCGAAACGGTCGGCCACGTCGAGAATGACGTCCTGCATGGGACGAAGATTTCCATTCACGTCCCTGACGGAAACCCCCATCTCTTTGAATGATTCAATCCCGGCCGCCATGTTACGACCGAGGAATCGCAGACCCAGGGCCACGCCCTCGAGAGACGTTCCGCTTTTGTCTGCGGCGAGTTTCAGGCCGGAGAGCGTTTCGGTCGCTATGCCCGTCCGCTGTGACATGTCCCAAATGGCGCCCCCCGCCTCGGCCGTCTTCTTCACTATCATCGCGAGCGTGCCGGCCGCGGCGACCCCGGCGACGGCCGCCATCTTCCCGAGCTGAACGAACGCCGAACCGATGTTCGCCGCCATCCCGTTGAGCGATTTCTTGTCCTTATCGACAGACTTGATGGATGCGTTCCAGCCGGTCTTGTCCAGCAGGAGTTTCCCGACGATCGACCCCGCGACGAATGCTCCGCCTGTATTCATCGTATCACCTTTGCCTTTGACGATTTCTGGGGCCGCCTACGCACGACCGGCTCGCCGGCCTCCCGCGCCGCCCTCAACCTCGCCCGCTTCGCATCCATCTTCACCTGCGCCTCGGCGATCCGCTTCTCATTCTCGCGGTCCAACTTATCGGCCTCACCTTCGTGTTCAAGTTCCATCATCTCGGCCCGAAGCGAATCCTGGTACCGGCTGATGTCCTCCGGTTTCTGATGCGGCAATAGCGCCGCATTGGCCGCCTCCGTTCTGCGGACTAGTCCCTTCCGATTCGCTTCCGCAGCCCAGAAGTACAAGTCCCTGACGTCCATCGCCAGGAACTCCCGAAACGTGAACAGGCCAGGGAATTCCCCGGCTACGAGGGCAACGATTCGGCCCCTGGCCCGGACCCGTTTTTTTCTTCTGTCCCCGGCTTGATCGACCGCTCGACCACGACCGTGATCAACTGCGCCAACTTCGAGAGCGGCATGTTCCGTAACACGCCGATATCGCCCTCGAGGAGCGCCTCGAGGTTCTCGCGGATGGCCGTCGCGGACCCGGCCGCAGTGTCCGTTTGGAGTTGCTGGATACGCTCCAGCATCCCGAGCGTGATCTCGCGCACGCGCAGGCGGACATCGTCGATCTCGACCTCGATCGGCTCGAACAGGGTAGGCTTCGTATCGAGTTTCAGAACGACTGGCATGACACCATCGTCCTTACATGTCGCTCGCGCCGCTGTCCATCCCGATGGTGCCGAAAAGTCCTTCGTACCCGCTCTCCTGAGAGACGAACACTTTGAACTTGACCGGGAAGATCCGCTGCGTGTCCAGGTTGTAGGTGAGATCGAGTCCGGCGATGGGATAGGTCTTGTAGAGATGAATCCATTCGCAGGGATTCGTCGAGATGACGTTCCCGCAGAGCGGCTTGATGACCAGTTCCTTCGCCAGGTTGTAGAGCGAGCAGCCGATCTGGTTCTCGATCGGGATGACGCAACCGCTCGCCACCGTGTTCAGAACGCGGGCGAGCTCGGCCACGCTCAGGCGGGTCAACGGAACCTCGATCGTGAACGTGGAGCCGGTCAGTATGGCATCGACAGCCGCGTCGCCGGCCTGGTCCTCGTTGATGTCCGAGGACTTGGTCTCCATGACCACCTTGATGTCGCCCAGGGTGTGCCCCAGATAGGCGCTGTCCGATTCTCCGTAGCCCCACACAATCTCTGCGGGGCCCTTGTCGAGCATGGGTGATACGGGCATTTTGCCCTCCTATAAAATATTGAGATAGCTCACGTTGAACCCGACCCTTCGGGGCATGAGCCTTCTTCGACTCTGAAAATATAGTTCGTTGAGAAAAGATGTCGGCGGTTATCGTCTTCGCCGAGGTATTGCGGTGCGTAAAGCGCGTTGACCGTCGTGACAAGGTAGTCGTCGCCCACCCCGACGAGGCGCGGCATGTTCCATGCGCTCGTTCCGTGGACGGCATCATAGACGGTCCAGGCGTCGTCGCGGGCCTCCCAGTACGTCGCCGCCCGGCAGAGGATCTGGATGGCCATATCGACCATGTCGGTGTTCGGGTAGAAGTACGGAACGCCGCCCGACTCCTGCACGAGGACGCACCGAACGGGCTTGTCTTGGAGCCAATGGCCGGCCTGGAGTTTCGTGCCAACAACGAATCCCGTCAGGCCGGAGATGAGCGTAACGATTTCCTTAAACATTGGGGCCTCCGAGAACCTTGGCGAGATGGTCCGCGACGATCTTCATGTAATCGTTCTTGAACTTTCCCATCTTCGATTCAAGATACTTGCGACCGGAACCGGGGAGCGACCAGTTGATCTTGGCGTCTTCCTCGGGCGTGAGTTCGTGCCAGCGGGCCGCGTATTCCTTGTTGAACCCGACCGTGACCTCGGCTCCGCCCCCCGTGACCACAGCCGGATCCGTCCGACCGGCCCCGCGCAGATGGCCCTCGTCGAAGGGCACGTATGGCTTCATGTCAATAGCGTCCTTTATCAACTGACTCCCGGCCTTGAATAGACCCTTGGCGGTCTCGTTCGGCTCCGACTCCTTGACGAGTTTCGTCAACCCCTTCTCGAAGTCGCTGAAATCAATCGTCATGCTCATGCGAGATAAACCTCATAGTGCGCATGCGAGAAGTCCTTCGGTTGCCGGATGTCGATGATGGCGCGGTCTTCGCTATTGTCCGGCATGCCGCTGTATATCTCGACGCCGCCCTGGTCAACGATGATCCGGTCCTCGAGGAGCAGTCGCCGCCCGAGCGCGTTCAAGAGTTTGCGTTTCGGGAGATAGATCATTATTGACGACAC